CAACTGATGTTTGCACTCACTAAAGAAGGTTCAGACTCTAGCTTGCTGAAGAGCGTTCTACGTGGCAAAGGGTCTGTTGCTTCACTAGCATCACGATTCTCAAGTGGCTGGGAGCGTGGCGGATATACCGCACAACACGTTGCTGGATCACGTAAAGTTGCAAGTGCGTTTAAGCATAACGAACACGGTGGCATTGTCAACAAGGGTGATACAGTTGCTACTCATGAAAAGGGATTTGAACTATTCAAACCCAATCAAAGTGGCAAGATTTTACCTCATGACAAGGCTCTTAAAGCTGTTAAAGGCTCTTCCGGTAATGGGAACGTTACTATCAAGCAAAACATCACAATCAACGCTGAGGGGAATCAGAAGGTTGAAATATCAAAGCAGGTTAAGCAAGGTACTGAAAAGGCCAACGAAAACTTGATTGATAAATTAACTGAGTTGCTTGGATTCAATGATGAAGGAGGACTGATTATCTAATGGCATCTTTTAGTGGTGGTGCGTCCGGAAAAACAAAAAAACTGCCAACAGGTAAGTCGCTTACAGCGGCTACTAGTAAGGCAAATACTGCTTATAAAAAGCAAACTAGTGTTGTCAGTGGAATTCAAACAAAGATTAAAGCTAATCAAAAGATTATTGACAAAGCTGATGATTTTCTAAACAAAACAAATGGTTATAAGGCTGCTAACGATGCATACAAATCGCAGGTTAGTAAGGTTTCATCTCTAGAAACTAAACTTTCTAAGGCTAAAAGTTCTTCAACTAAAAAAACGCTAAAAAACGAAATCAAGGAAGCCAAGGCGAAACAAACATCTGCTTACAAATCATTAACAGCTATCAAGAAATCTTCTGATGCAAAAAAGCAATTTACGGCCAAAACCTCAGCGAACAAGAAAAATAAGAGCTATGCCAAAGCTTTAAAAGCTGCTAAGGCTAAGCAAAAGAAACTAAAGACTAATCTCGATGCTTTAAAAGCTAAGCAGAAGTCTGAAGCAGCTGCTGCATTAAAGAAGCTACAGGCTAAAAATCAAGCCCGCATCAACGCCAAAATTAAAGCTCAAGCAGGAAAACTACTTAAACCACAGACTGCAGTTTGGCGTGCTGATTTAAAAACTGATACAGTAGTGTTTTTGGGTGAGATTAGTCCGACAGAAACTAACGATGCGGACGGTCCAACTAATGCAGTTGATAGTGGAGACCCACGGACAAATTATCTGGTTCGTTCTGGTAAAACCTTGTCTGGTACGTATTATTTGTTTGGCACAGGTGGAACTGATTCAGATAGCCGATGGGCTAACGTTGATAAGCATTATGACAGTTTGCAAAAGTGGCAACGCTGGGGATTAGAGGTTTGTATTCGTGGTTTTTCTAAATGGAAACATGGATATATGACTTCGATTGGCAAAGTGTCCGAAAATAAAGATATAGGTGCTGTACAGTTATCAATCAGTTTTTCATACAAAAAGCCTGCTAATTTAGTTTATCGGCAAAAGAAAACGAAGGCTAAATCAAAAGGCAAAAAAACCACGAAGAGCGGTAAAAAGTCCACTTCAAGCAAGACTGCAAAATCTCATACGATTAAATCTGGAGACACGTATTCTGCTCTGGCTAAAAAATACGGGGTTTCTGTTTCTTCACTTGAAAAAGCCAATAAATATCCTGCTAGATCATTACCTATTGGAAAGAAGTTGATTATTAAATGACTGAAAGAGACCAAATTGAAGTTGATAAAGAAGATTTACCATATCAATTCGACCTTGATGTTGAAAATACAACGTACACTTTTTCCTTTCAATACAATGATGTATTGCAGGTGTTTACGGTTGATTTGTATGATTCTGATGGAAATGCAATTATTCTCGGAGAACCCCTGATTCTCAACCAACCATTGTGGTATGGCCGAGATGATGAACGTTTACCAGTATGGGATATTGTCCCAATGGATGAATCCGGGCAGACAACCGAGCTAACATACGACAATTTCGGAGTATCGGTATTTCTGTTAATCGATGATTTAGTGGCGGGTGATGAAGATGGCAGCTAAAACGACTAATACAGGTGAAACCTTTATGGGTTACTACAAGGAAGTCAATCTTCCTGATGCAAAGGGTAAGCCTTCATTCACTAGCTTTCATCCTCGTGGATATGGTTTTCAAATTGGTGGAGAAATAAATTTCTCTGATGGTGGAACACCTTCGACGAATACGGTCACAATCTATAACGTCTCGTTAGAAAATCAGGCGTTATTCAAAAAAGGCGACCATATCATTGTAAAAGCCGGTTCGAAAGACATGTTTGCTTTGATTTCACAAGGCACAATTACAAAGGTTAATAGGGAAGTGTTTGACGGCACTGACAGGTCAATCTCTGTAACTTTCACTGAAGGAACGGATTTTTCCAAGACAAAGAATATTTATAGCGAGTATAACGGCACCAAAAAGGTTAAGCATACCTACAAGGGTGCTGGTGGTAAGACGATTACTTACTATAAAACTCAAAAAAAGAAAGTGAATATTGCTTTTAAAAAAGGAGTTAAGTCATCTAATATTCTTAAACGAATTAGCAGACAAGCCAAAATTCCAATTCCTTATTTTCATCTAAAAAAAGATAAGGTTTATAAAAAAGGTTATACGTTATCGTCAAAGCCATATACAGCAATCAAAGCCATTGCTAAAGAATGTGGTTCAAAGGTTTATCTCAGGCGAGGAGACCTATGCATTGATGATTGGGGTAAACCCAATCCATACGATGAGCACATATTGGTATCTCCAACAACTGGGATGATTGACCATCCACAGTTTGACGATGATGGTAGTACAAATACAATGACAGTTAATTCCTATTTGGATCCACGGATTTCAACTGGTTCAGTAATTAACGTTGTTGATAAAAGCATGAAAATAGATGAACTTGACCGTGTAAAGTCAGGTTCTTTTTCTTTGGACGATATGACTATGGCGATGGAGGTATATAAGTAATGAGCACAAATAAAAATAAAGATATTGATTTCATTACGGATTATTTCCTGCCATTAATTCAGGCCAGTATAAACTGCCAAACCATAGCAAAGGTGGTCAGAATTAGTGGTAATGAAGCTGACTGCCAGCCATTGCCACTACAATCGAATGGTGATAAGCGAGGTATGCTAATTAGTTGTTTAGTAGCTAAGCAGGCAATGTATTATCCCAATTCAACAGATGGAACTAAGTTAACAAAACTTCATGTAGGTAACGAAGTAACAGTTTCGTTTTTGGATCGGGATATGGACAACTATTCTAATGGAGAATTCAGTTTAGCTAGTAGACGCATGCATAGCATTAACGATGGCATCGTTTTGGGGGTGCTTAAATGAAGGATATTCAATTAGATGAGTCTGGGGACATGATTTATACCCCGATTGATGGAACGTTATCGACTATTTCTGATAAAGATGAGATCAAGCAAAAAATTCAGCTGGCTTTAGCAACTAATGCCAGTGAGCTTGAATGGAATGTTGAAGTTGGATTATCGCATAGTGATCTAATAGATAACACGTGGGATAAGTCATACTTGCAAATGTTGATTGATGACTACTTAACCAATACCTTTGATGAAGTCAACGACACAGCCATTGATCACTATGATTTTGATGTTGAATCTAGAAGCCTAACCATTTACTTAATTATTGAATTAAGTGATGGCACTACCTTAACGATGAGTTCCAATTTAGGAGATGATGACGATGCCACTAACTAGTAGTAATGGTTATGATCGATTAGATCTAGACCAGATACGAGAAGATTTAAATGACTTAGCTCATCAAAAGTTTGGTGATGATGCTGACGTTAGTGATAGTGCAGTCATTGGAATGTTTATGGGCGTGCTATCAGTGATTGGCGATAAGTATGAAAAAAACGGTCAAGCACTCTATCTATCACAGTTTGCACTATCTTCAAGTGGTGAACCGCTTGACCGGAATGGTGCTGATGATGGAATTCAGCGTAAGCAAGCTTCAATATCTCAAACCACAATACAAATTGATGCAGTTCCGGGCACAGAGATACCAGAGGAAACTCAATTTGAAACTGAAGATGGTGTTTTGTTTGAAACGACCGCTGATGTAGTTGTTGGCAATGCTATTAATGTACTTGACGAAGATACTGGTGATCAGATTCCTTTGATTAACGATGACGGAGAACCTTGTGGACGTTCAGTGGTTGAGGCAGTAAGCGTTGAATCCGGTACCGACAGCAATGTTGGGGCCAACACAATTACCGTCCAAGCTGAACCTTTAGATGGAATATTTGCAGTAACCAATCCGGTTGCTGCAACTGGTGGAGTTGATATTGAGTCAGATACTGAATATCGAAACAGAATTATGGATAACCGAATTAATCACCCTGATTCGACTGAGAACGGAATTAAAACGTATCTTGAAAACAAAGTTACTGGGGTTGTTCAAGCCAAAGTCGTTCCAAACAAAACTTTACAAGTTGACAGTTATGGGAATCCACCAAAATCTACTCATGTGTATGTTATTGGTGGTGCTGACCAAGACGTCGCTGAAGGAATTTTCCGCATTGATGCAGCGCCAAGTAACACAGTTGGAGGTATCACTAAGACGGTTTTAAACGCATCTGGAGATGCTAGACAAATAAGCTTTGATAGAGCTGCTTCTGTTCCGGTATTCGCTAAGGTGACTATTGGTGAACTTGATAACTTTGATTCAGATAACGGAATAAATAATATTAAAGACAAAATGAAAGAGTACGTTGAAACCTTGAAAATGGGTGACGATGTGCTCTTTTCTAAATTCTTCGAATATATCTGGCAGATAGCTGGATTGAGTTCCGTCAATGTTGAAATCGGTTCAGGAACAGGTTCGCTTAAAACTGCTGACTTTGAAATTGATGAATTTCAATTGGCTACCTTTGACCCCGATAACGTGGAGGTGGTCGTTAATGGTTGATTTTAGTTCTTACACAGATGACAGCATCAGAAAGTATGTGCTGCAACAGCTACCAGCAGTATTTAATCAACTGGATGACAGTAATAATCAAAAGTTATTAAATATCATTGCTGAAGTATTTGTTGAATCAATCAATACCTATCAAACGATCTATGACAATCGAGATTTAGATACTGCGACAGATAAGGTACTTGATGATATTGGAGCTGATTGGGGAATTGACCGCATTGACGCCGATGACGATTTTTATCGGTTTTTGATCAGATTAGCGAAAGTCAAAAGTAGATTAGGCGTGACCGAAAACGATTTGATTCATCTTATTTCATATACTTTAGGTGCTGACCCAACGGAATTTACAGTTGAAACCAGACTTGATGAAGTTGGTGAGGTTGAAGCAATTAACGTTCTAAATATTCCCAATAAGTACAATAAAAATCCACGAAAAACTAAGATGCTGACCGAGTATTTGCAACAGTGTGTGGCTGCTGAAGTAAGAATTGCAAACATTACCTTTCAAGCTAATGTTGAAAGCAATTTGTATATAGCAAGTTATGTGTCGAAGATACGGCATCACGTAGTTAAAATGGACACTATGTTTAATCGGGAGCATGAGCCTACACAAGATTCAAATCTTGGATCAGTTGTACAACGTCAATACAAACACTATGTAAAAGAGGAGGGATAAACAGTGCAATTTGATAAAAGCTACTTAACCGAAGCTGGTAGAAGTGTAGCAACTAGCGTTGTTGGTGGATTAGACAAAGTTCAATTTACTAAAGCAGTTGCTTCAACTCATGACTATTCAAAATCTACTGTTTCTGATATTAAACAATTAACTGAACTGGATGGTATTCAGCAATCAGTTGATATTTCTAAAGTTACTAAAACGAATGATACTACGGTTGATGTGAGAATTGCTTTCCCGTCAATCAATGTAACAACTGCGTACAGTCTGTACACTGTTGGATTATATGCAAAGCTGCTTAATGGTGACGAAATTCTATACTCAGTCGTTCCTGCTGAAGTGCCAGACTACATTGCAGCGTACGATAACGAATCTAATTTAACAGATACGTTTGACCTAAGTACGACTGTTGGTGATGCAGACAACGTACAAATTACAGTTTCTCAAGCTGGGATGGTTAATGAGGATGATGTTAATGCAATCATTGATAGCAGACATTATGTTACGCAAGATGATATTAAACTACCCACTGGTCTTGTCACTGAATCCGGATCCAACAAGTTCACGGGGACTAATGACTTCCAAAAAGCCACCGTAAAAGGCGTCAACGTGGCGACCACGGCGGATGTTAACGCTAAACAAGATAAAATTGGTTACACACCTGCTGACGCCGCTAA